CTTGGACTCGAACCAAGGACCATTCGATTAACAGTCGAATGCTCTACCAACTGAGCTATCGGGAAAAACTCTGTATACTTATTTGGTGAACCATGCAGGGGTCGAACCTGCGACAAAGAGATTAAGAGTCGGATGCTCTACCAACTGAGCTATCGGTCCATATTTCTACCTTTATAATAACCTAATTCAATAAATTTGTCAAGTTCTTGTTTATTGATTTTTTTATTTTCCTTCACGCTAGTCCCTCAGTTGTGTAAACAGTCTTATTGACATTGCTATTTACACAACTGAGGCGCTTATGTCCTCTGTATCGGATTTGAACCGATGATCTCCGCGCTTGAAAGGCGGGTATGTTTGACCGCTACACTAACAGAGGATATTTTGGCGGAGGTACAAGGAATCGAACCATCAACCTTGCGGTGGCAGAGTTTTCAAGACTCTTTGAGCACCTTGCTCGCATACCTCCAAATTGGTCTAGGTGGCAGGATTCGAACCTGCGATTTTCTGCTCCCAAAGCAGACGGAATAACCAGACTATCCTACACCTAGAAATTCTATTTGGTGCATCGCCAAGGTTCCGCCCCTTGCTGCTACTGTCTTATCAGGACAGCCCCTTCACTAGCTGGGTCGCAATGCATTTATTTGGTAGACCCTGCGGGGCTCGAACCCGCGACAATTCGATTAAAAGTCGAGTACTCTACCTACTGAGCTAAGGGTCCAAACTTATTAGGAGTGATGTCATGTTATGGATATGGATAGACCGCCATACCGTTCGCTTTACTCTGTAATCTTATTTCAGGTCATGACTCCTATTTCGATTACAACTCAGTATTGGCCGTGCTAGCTAGACAGAGGACCCATTGACTGTGCGCTGTGCAGGAACACTGCAATTTTCCATAACACCACACCTAATAAGTTGTTTCTACTTCAGGGGATCACTAACCATTGCGTAATGGTTTAGAGACTGCCATCTACGCCCTGGCAGGAGCGCCGATCCCCTCAAGAAGAAACAACCTTTCGATTGTTTCAACAAATTTCCAACGATGTCAAACAACAAAAAAGGCGGGAGCCTTTCGGTCCCGCCCCTAATCCCTATTGGGATTTTTTAGACGAGACCAGCCGCGAGCGCCTTGGACCCTGCGGCGATAACCTTGCGTGATGGAGTACCTAGACGATACTTATGAGTCACACGACCCTTGGTATCAGTATGCTTATTGCAGTAGATAGGATACCCTTCCATACGAAGACGGTAAACCGTATCATGCGGATTGCCAATTCCATAACGGGCAGCGAGCTGCTTAGCAGTAAGCTGTTCACCATTGAGAACGAGCGCTTCGAAAACCTTGTTAAGCTTAGTCATGTTTTTCTCCTCAGTTCATTATTTAGTTAGTATACACTAGTTTCACTTTAAAGTCAACCCTTTTTTTCAAAGGATGTCAACTATTTTTCCTTCCATATCGACAGCTCGGACCCTTTGACTAGGGAACCTGGAAGAAAGCTGCTTCATCTCAGACAGAATCATCTGAGAATTGTTCAGAGTAACATGATACGTACGCCAGTTACCCGTAGTGTCTTGCAGTTGAATCTGCACTTGATTCATTATTGCTTTTCCATTCCAACAACTTCTTGAAGGATAGCAGTAACATCTTCAAGTTCAGAACAAACGATCTTGGCTTGCGACCAATCATCACTATGATCTCGACCGCTGATCTCAACCATGAAACCATTATCATAGATGTTAACCGTAACGGTATCGTTTACCTTTGTAAGCTTATCAGAAACCTTCATTATCCTCTCCTAGACTTAGAGCCAACTTGCGTCATATCAGTTTCAGGAGTCGCGTACTGCAATCCGCCCTTATTGAACAGAGGCATAACGCGACTCGCCTTGGCCAGAATTTCTTTACGAACATGCTCTGGCTCTTTATGGAGATTGGTCATAAGGCTACGGTCAGTGCAGGAAGACGCAGAACCAGACATTCCAGCAGAAACGTAATCACTTCGATCAACTACCATATCATCATTATAGCGCTGTTTCCAGTTTTTGTCAACCCCTTTTTTCAACTTTATTTGGCTGGGGTGAAGACCTTTTTTTAAGAGCCAAAGATCATGAGCAGTCGGAGCTGACTTGACCTTGGCTTTAGCACGACTGGTTTTTGTGGTCGTGTAGTAGGCGGGTAAAATATGCATTGACATTGGGCTTCTCCTCAATCAATATCATTATAATACCCTATTTTCTTTTAAATGTCAAGCAGCTTTTTTCTCTTTATCTATCAAGACTTTAAGGAAGCCTATCACAGTTTCTCGAGCAGGGTCGTAGCGTTCAGATCTGATCTTCCACATGTATCTGTAATTGCAATTCTGCTCTTCTTCCCACATATCGTCGCGGGCATCCATCATTTCTTCTAACGCTTTTACGAAAGCGTCGACATCAATCGTCTGCTGCTCTGACATCTACTTCGTCTCCCATGTCGTCTACTATTATATACCTTGCTTCTGAGTCTATTTGCGCATATGCATCTAGTAATATTCGAACATTATTAAGTCGACTGATAATAGTATTCAAGGTTTTGTGACAGACAGGATCGTTATGACCCTCCTGCAAATCCATCAATACTGCATCAAGATTCGAGTCAACTGAATAGTCAACATGATACTTCATCATCTGACCATCCTTTGCCATTTCTTCCTTAAGAACCAATGGCGGAAACAAAAGATTTTTGATCTTCTCTATTTTTTCTTGATCTGGTGTGTCTATCTTTTTCTGAACTGTCCACGGAAATTTCATAATATAATCCTTGATGTTACTTGTTTTTTCTGCCCATATTGTATTTGGCTTCAAGAGTCCATTCGCTCTTTTCTTTATGATTCAAAACTTTAATTTGACTCATAAGGACGACTGGAGACTTTATGTTATCAGCCTCAACAACTTTAAGCAAACCCCAATCCTGAAGAAGTTCGATAATCTTGTTACGTCTACCTTTATCTTCATCAGAAAAATTCGATGGCTTTCCATCGATCGAAAACATTTCTTTAAAATGTACAATAAAATATCTGCCTTGCTTATGGAAAATATGACAAGACTGATAGAGTTTCTTGTCCTTTCTAGAAGCAACACCAATTCTTGTAAGAGTTTCTTTTATCTTTAGGAAATCTTCTTCTTCTGCAATCTTTACCTCAACCAATGAATCTAATGAAATCATGTTTAGCCACCTTTTTCTTGTTTTTTTCTTATAATATCAAGCTGTTCCTCGGTAAGAATTTTAAGTGCTTCTTTTGTTCTTACGTTGTTATATTTATAATAATTCTGAACTAAGGTAAAGGCTTCATTTTTTGCAGCTTTTTTCTTCTTGAACCAACGCTTTTCTTTACGAGCCTTAATAAAAAGGTAATCATACTGAAGCTTATGGTCAAGATGATAGTTGCAATTCATTTCATTAGCAAATGCAATTGTGTTTTGATAATTAGATAATGCAGCGTTCGTTCTCCATGGATTATATTTATGTTCTACTAATCCGTCAACCTCTAGATACTTTTTGTTTTGGAGTATACTGTTTTCCCAGCGCCAATCATACTCGCTCATTGAAAATCACACTGGATCATAATTTCAGTAAGGAACGCCATGAAATTAATTTGAGCATCTGCAGCGAATGCGCCTTGATACTGATACTTGGCAATAGTCAATACAAGCACAGGGATACTGGAAGCATCCATCAATTCATATGCGTTATCATAGAACTGACGATACAAGTCGTTAATGTCTGTATCAAGATTAACATTGACCCAGTTACGCATCTCTGAATAGTTCTTGTCCTTCATCAAATCAACAAGAGCCTTGATGGATGTTGTCTGCATATTGGCAAGAATACCAGTATCAATCTTACCAGTAGCAGCATAACGCTGCAACTCATTGAGTACACGGCGCCAATCAGGGAAGTGCTTCTGAATTACTTCAGCAACAACTGCCTTATCATATCCAACAGATTCAGTTTCAAGAATGTTAGCAACTCGCTTCATAAACTGCATTGCGAGCTTGGCCATATCCTTCTTGCTGATCTTGAAGTCTACGACAGAGCACCGAGAATGTAGCGGTTCAATAATTCTGTTCTTAAAATTGCAAGTGAGTACGAAACCGCAGTTTCTGGAGAACTCTTCCATAAAATTGCGTAGTGCGGGTTGGGTAG